GAGCCAACAAATGAGCCAACAAATGAGCCAACAAATGAGCCACAACTAAAGAATATAAGAAGTAAAGAAGAAAAGAAGGAAAGAAATATATCTCCTAACGGAGGGTTAAGCGCAAGCGCTTTGGACCCCAAAGAAGAGAAAAATGATAACCCTAAGACTAAGCCAAAGAAAGAGCCAACAATCGTAACGAAAGCACGAAATATATTTGAACCATATTTCGAGAAAAAGACAGGAGAGAAATACTATTGGAAAGCTGTTGATGCTGTTCAAATGAAAAGATTGATAAATCAGCTAAAATTTTCACGAGCAAACAAAAATCTACCAACTACGGATGATGATCTACTTGTAGCTCTCCAAGTTTTCCTTGACAAGATAAACGATAATTGGATACTGGCAAACTTATCTGTTCCTAACATAAGTTCAAAATACAACGAGCTGATTGCGCAAGCAAGGAAGCAGAAAGAACCAATAGGCATTTTCCTCCGCAACAATACAGACGAAAAATATCTAAATCAGAAAATAAAGCAATGGAAGTAATGAAAGAGCAATCAATATTCTCAGGTGTAGAAAAAAAGGAAATAGCCAATATTAACCTTGAGAATGCAAAAGACGTATTAAAGCGTGGCTTAAAGTTCTTTGTTGGCGAAGATGCGCAATGGGTGCAAGAATATGACGACATTGCAGACTGGCTCACAGATAACAAGCATAAAGGTCTTTTATGTTACGGCAAGTGTGGTCGTGGTAAATCGCTTATCTGCGAAAAGATTATGCCTAATATTTTCAGATATTATCTTCGTAAGAACTTGATTAAGTTTGATGGCTATGAGATAAACGACAAACGGCAGCTTTTGAGAGAATGCGATTGCGCAATACTCATAGACGACTTTGGAGTAGAAGACGTTGGTAAGATTTACGGAGAAACTCATAACGTTTTTGAAGAAGTCATCAGCCTGGCAGAGAAAAGACAGCAGTTATTGCTTCTAACAACCAACCTCACTCTTGACGAGATATGTGAGAAGTACGGAGAGCGTACACTTGATAGGCTCCGTTATCTAACCAGACCTGTTTTATTCACAGGAGAAAGCTTTAGGAAATGACACGGAGACAGGAAATTGAGAATATCATTATCGGAACTCTTCTGAATACGTTTGATACAGATTGGTTTGCTGATTGTAGGTATTGCATCACAACTGATATGTTCGCAGACGAAAGGAATGCAAAGATTTATTCAGCCATTTGTGATTACAGAAAAGCAAGCGATAAGGTAATTACTCCTTATCATCTTTACAGCTTTGATAAGGAATTGCTTCCTCTTGCTGGGTATATGGTAGAATTGGCTGGAGATTACTATTTCCTCGCAAAGAAAGTTGACTACAACGAGAGAGTTTGGCTCGCAAGACAAATTGACGGTAAGCGATACAGATACACGGATGTGAGATTTTCTGATTATGTTGGTAAATTCTTGGAAATGGTCATTGTTGAACGTAGAGAGCAAAATAAAGCCGTCTAATGCGCTAAAATATATATAATAGTATAGTTCATCAAAAACAAGAAATAAAGCTACTACGGGGTTAAAAAGTGGCAAAAATCGAATTTTAAGATAAAAGACATAAAAGAGCAATGAAATCAAAAGAAAAAATTAAGATTATCGGGGAGCAGCAGGTCCAACCACATAGTGATGAAACGGAGATTGCTGTACTCGCTACGTTGATGCGCTATAATGAGAAATTCAACGAATATAGCGATATTCTCACCGCAGAAATGTTTTATCAAAAAAAAAATCAATCAATCTACCAATGTATCGCTGGAGTTATTGCAGAGAATAAAGTCTCAGATATTAAAGCACTATTGGATTATGCAAAAACACATGAGCTTGTTTGTCCCTTAGACGAGACATGTTTCTTAGAGATTGTTCAGTTTGTTAGCGTAGACACACTTGAGCAAGATGTCCTCCGATTGCGTAATATGTGGAAAAAGAGAGAGCTGTGGGTGCAGCTTCAATTAGCTTCCCAAAAGGTTCTTGATCCGATGGAGAATTTAGATGAAGTTGTTAATAATGCAATGAACTCTCTTGGTGATATACAGAGAGATACTGCTGATAGTGGTATATATTCCTTTGACGAGTCAATCGAGGAATTAAAAGAAATAGTAAATGACAATGCTCAAGGGAAGAAGAAAAGTCTAACAACAGGATTTAAGCTGTTTGATGATTATTTCCTCCTTAGACCTACCACGCTGACGATAATAGCAGCATTCACTGGAGTTGGAAAATCCTCTTTAGCAATGAATATAGCTATAAAAGTAGCAGGTGAGGGGGAACCTACGGCTTATTACTCCCTCGAAATGGGAAAGTCGGAATTGGCTGCACGGGCTATCAGTGGCAAGGCAGGAATATCATCAAGCGTGATAGTGAACTGCAAACTTGAGAACTTTCAGTTACAGCAATTCGATAAGGCTATTGGAGAAACAAAAGGATTGCCGATTTATATCGATGAAAGAGCAACTGTTTCGTTTGATAATACTGTAAGGTCTATCAGGACACTTGCAAGAACAAAGGGTATAAAATTAGCCGTGATAGACTATCTGCAAATTTACTCACAAGTCGGAGACAACGTAGAATCAAGTTTAGCATATATGGCACGTGTAGCAAAGAATATTGCAAAGGAGTGTAAAATTGCTGTAATACTCTTATCTCAGTTATCAAGAGGAAAGGAGCACCCAGATATTAAGCAACTTCGTGGTTCAGGGCAGATTGAGGAAAGTGCCGATAACATTGTTTTGATTGACAGGCCAGAGGCGTATCCAAATAGCAATATCAGATATGAAGGAGATTTCAGCGACCAGGACACTCATGGAACGGCAAAGTTGATACTTGCAAAAGGGCGTGGTGTTGGTGTTGGAACTTCACTTGTTGGTTTTGACGGTAGATTTACTCAATTCTATGAATTAGACGATAAACCGCAGGTAGAGGATTATACTCCTTTCTGATGAGTGAAGTTAAATCAGTTAGCGATGTGATTTTAGAAATTGCCTCCAGTAAAGAATATGAGAATAGTGCTGTTGCGCAATGGTATAATCGAAAAAAGAAAAGACAATGAAAGATGTAAAGATATTTAATGATAGTTTTCAGAATTGGTCTCGGTATCAAATCCCAAAGGCGCAGCTTATCATAGCTGATGTCCCATACAATTTAGGGAACAAAGCTTATGCAAGCAATCCTACTTGGTACGAAGGTGGCAATAATAAGAATGGAGAAAGTGAGAAAGCTGGCAAGAAATTCTTTTCATCAGAAAATGAGTTCAGACCAGCAGAATTTATGCACTTTTGTTCAAAGATGCTTATAAAGGAGCCAAAGGGTGTAAATAAAGCCCCTTGTATGATATTATTCTGTGAGTTTGAACAGCAGTTTCAGTTTATAGAACTTGGGCGCAAGTATGGTCTGAATAATTATATACCGCTTGTGTTTAGAAAGAATTATTCACCTCAAGTATTAAAGGCAAACATGAAGATAGTCGGTAATTGCGAATATGGCTTGTTATTATATCGAGATAAGTTGCCTAAGTTTAATAATGGAGGACGAATGATTTTTAATTGTATGGATTACCCAAGAGATACTGATACACCGAGAGTGCATCCTACACAAAAGTCAGTCCCCCTGCTTGAAAGGCTCATTGAGATATTCACAGATAAAGGCGATGTTGTAATAGACCCATGTGCAGGAAGTGGAAGCACATTGTTAGCTGCTGCTAATCTTGAAAGGAAAGCGTACGGGTTTGAAGTAAATAAGCATTTCTGTAAAGATGCAGAAACAAAAGTATTGAGATATATTCGTAGAAGTTTATTCACATAAAATTGTTAATATGTTAGATTTTGGATTTGTTAATTATTTAGTTAGAGATAATGAGTATCTAACAACCGAAGAAGAAAATCATTGTATCGTTCTGTTTTGTTAGGTGCATTGAATTGGAGATACCGAATTGATCGTGAGCAAGAGATATACATAAAAGCGCAGAAACGCAAAAATTTACTCAACGGACGTAAAAGTTATAAATTGTGAAGTAAAAGAATAATAAACGCCTTAAGGTGCTGATAATCATATATTTATTATTAACTTTACATCATAAAATTAATTACAAGAGCAATGAAAGATTTAAGAAAGAAAGGAGATTTTGAAAATGTATAATAACTATGATTATCCATTAAGTGCAGACAATTCCTCTGCGCCTTGGAACCAAGTAGAAAATTCAGAGATAGAACGTGATTGTAAGGTAACAGAAACAATCACAAGGAGTATTACGCTCTCTACTACAGACTATGTGTCAGAGGAAGATTGGGATGATGAGTTTGGCAAATGTCTTTCTGCTGATACTTCTGATACTGATTGGCGTGAGGAATACAGCAAACAAGAGTACACGGCTTTGGAACTTATCGCCAAGCTGAAGGAATATGTTAAGGAGGATATTAAGAATACTATTCCTAATACTGGCAAGGGTAGAGAACTGCAAAGGTTGCTCTCCGCTTGCAGTGGCTGGGAACAAGTTGAATTAGAAGTAGAGGAGTGTTAATCATGGGATTTAGAATAAGTTTTGAAAGAGTACCGAAAGGGTTTAGGTTAAGAAACTCGTTTAAGGATGGTAACGACTATGAACGTTATTACGATGAGTATGAGAAGGTGAGCGAATGTGTTAAGCATGACACTTGTACTGATATATTCAACGAGGTACCGAACGAAAACAATAGGCTTTTCACACAAATAGACGAGAACGAAGATACCATACTCGGCACGGTATCAAAGGAGCAGTTGTTTCAATGGATTGTGGAAATCAGGAAGAGGTTTATATCCTATTTGGAAACCATGCTCGGAGGCGACGAGGAGAGTTTAATCCGCATGAAAGACTATATCAACACAAAAAATAGACGGTGGCATTATTCGTGGAAAGGAGTTCCGTTGTCTATGGAGCTTAATTTCAAAGAAGAAACAGACACAGACAAAATGCTTGTGTCGGGAAGTTCGACCTACGAATACGAGATATTTAATTTTATCTCTATTTACAAGAACTTCGACTTTGATAAGTACGAATTGGTAATGTATGGAGGATAGTGTTATGAAAGCATATATAAATAGTAATACTGCGGAACTAAGGGGTTGGCTGAAAGGCATTGGTTTACTTCCTGTAGATTACCCAGAATGTGATAGGTATAATGGGTTGATTGCGCCATATCACATTCGGGAAGGTATGCCACATGAGGGAAAAGATGTCGTTATATTTTACCGAGACGGAGTTGTCTATGACACAGACGACGACGCGGAGGATTATTACTTCTGTGAATCAGAAGAAGAGTTTAAGGAGAAAGTGTTGGAATTAACAGGAAAATAGATTATGGCGCAGATAGCAACAACAAGAGAACAGAGCAAGAAGCTCCAAGAGTTAGGTGTTTCAGCAGATACCGCTGATATGTTTTATCCTTTAGGTTCGTCATTTCCAGAGGTGTGCGATAACGGAGATAATTTGCAAGCTGATTGCCCAGCTTGGTCGCTCGGAGCGTTGATTAGGCTTCTGCCAGATGAGGTTAGGGATGAAAAATTTAATGTCATCTACCATCTGACCATTGATAAATATGGTGTCTGGTACAGCAACCGCATGGAAGACGAAGAGAACGAATATGAATGTTATGGAGACCTGTTCGAATGTTGCATTGATATGGTAGATGCTTTAAAGTTAAATATTATGTAACTATTTGATTTTTAGGTAGTTATATTTGGTCAATTCAAATAAAATGACTACCTTTACACTATCAAAATAATAATAACAATTAAAATAAATGAGCAATGAAAAGAGTCGGAATTTTTACAACTGGGAGTTTATTATTATTTCCATTTGTTATTTGTTTAATAAGTGATAGTTTACCTCTAATTGTTGGAGGGTGTGTTTACCTTGCTTTACTTCTCGGGTTTACTCCGAAGCGATGGAAAAGGCGGTTTCTCATGGCAAGCGCAAGGTATTCAAAGATTTTAGGTTAGACAATTAAATTACAAGAGCAATGAAATACGAGTTAAACAAAGAACACCTGGTGGAAATATTTTCTACTGCAACGTATGGGAGTGATTGGCTTGAAATTAAACGGTCGAAAACACTCAACCACTTGGTCAAGGACGAGAGCGTAACACGTGAAGAAAAGTGGGCAGACATTCTTCTTGGTGGCGGAAAATTGGCGGCTTTCGTATATGACTATGACGACGAAAATCCATTACGAATAACTTTTTCTTTGGAAGAAATGGAAAAAGGCTTCAAAAAGTTTGTCGAGGAATGTCCGCAAGATTATGCAGATCTCGTGAGTGGAGATAGTGATTATTACACTGCAAGTAATCTAATGCAATGTGTTTTACTTGGAGAAGTGGTGTTTGGTTAAATCAAGGAGCAATGAAATACAAAGAAAAGATAACATTATACGAGATTGAATGGCATTTATATCTTGAGGATAGAACGATTTCCAAGAAGTATAGAATAAATTTAGAAGAGGCAGAAAAGAAATACCAATATATGAGAAATATACTCGGGCAATATGATGAAATTGCCCTTTTCAAGAAAGAGTATAGTTTCAAAGAAGATGGCGAACTTAACTGCTGCTCAAAGCCAATACATTCAGGTTACGGCAAGAAAGAACAAGTAAAATATATTGTACTCTAAATTTTGATAATTATGGGAGAATATGCAAAAAGAAAGATAGACGGTAAGGAATTTAAAATTGGTACTTGTGAGGAAATATTCAATTGCCGTTACGATCAAAGGTACGAAGTTGTATATCCGTATATGTCGGATAACCTTTATTGGAGAATACCTACTCCAGACGAAGATGGAACTTTGCCAGGCGACTTCAACTATTCACTTTTGCGAGAGGATGGATACATTCCTTGGAAATTAATGATTGATACAAGCAAGTTTAGCAATGATGATATTGCAGACATGCAGCAGACTGGTATAATCCAACTGAAAGAACCCAAAATGGGTTTACTTGTCAATATCCGTTGTCCTCACGGTTTCCCAATGGAGCAGTTCAAAATCAACAAGGAGGGCACTGTTATCTCAATGGGGTACAATGGGCATAAAGATACACTATATCTAAAAGGTTTAAAGAACGAGCCAAGCGAACTGAAAGTGCTTGTTGAATGTTCTGCATGCAGGCATATGTGGTCTTTCAGTTTCAATGAAATAGAACCGCTGATTGAGAGTATTTGGATGCGTCTACGCCTGCTCCGTCAGATTTCAGATTACCACTATCAGCGAAGCGAAGAAAAAGTCGAATTTTCTGTAAAAGTAAATGTCGGAAAGGATAGTTGTGCCACTATCTGTTCTATTGGCAAAGGCAGATATTTAGTAAAGAAAGATGAGTATATTAAAGCCGATGCTCCTTGGCATATAGCTTTAGTTGAGTTCGTTAAGCTTTTGCCAAGAACGTCAGACTTCGATATTGATGATACTGATGCGAGAATGTCGAAGTTGTATAACATAGCTTCACAAGCGGAAGAAATTAGAAGTAATATCAATAACATTTAGTACAAGAGCAATGAAAGAATTTGAAGTAATTATTACTGAGACCTTACAGAGAAAGGTTAAGGTAAAAGCATCTAACGAAACAGAAGCTAAAATAAAAGTGTTCGATATGTACGATAATGCAGAAATCGTATTAGGAGATAATGATTTTTGGGACTATTCAATCGAAGTAGTATGAAAGTAATAGTAGAAAGAACAAGTAATTGGGGATGTGAAGAAAAACCAATTGACGAAGCTGTACTTGCAAATAGAACATTGCATTATCAGGACAGAAGAAATGTGTCTTCTATGAAAGAGGCTAAGACTGAGTTTTGGTATAATGAGTTTATATCTTCAGGAACTAATCATAGGGAGGAAGATGGATATATAGTTAGAGATTGTGAAAGAGAGGAAAGCTTTTGGGAAGTAGAAATTGAAAGTCTTAACGATATTCTCAGCATATTCAAAAAGTATGGCGACATTATCATTATGGAAAGTGCTTATTCTGAATACGACTTCAAAATAGAAATTTACGATACATACAGAGAATAATTATGAAAGCAACTGACAATTTTAAGCGTACTATTCAAGAATACTTGGATGTACGTGCTAAGACTGACGAGTTATTTGCAAAGTCATACGCAAAGCCAAACAAAAGTATTGATGAATGTATCACATACATTCTTAACGAAGTTCAGCGCAGTGGTTGTAATGGTTTTGATGATGACGAAATCTACGGAATGGCTGTTCACTATTTTGATGAGGACAACCTTGATGCAGGTAAGAAAATCAACTGCAAAGTTGTCGTTAATCACACCGTAGAGCTGACAGAAAAAGAGAAGCAAGAGCTGAAAGACAAGGCTCGTAACGACTTCTATACT